AGTACCTGTTTGTCCTAGTAAGTTAGCTCGTGCTTGTTCTGCAACCAACTGAGCTTCAAGACCCGACATAGTTGCTTCACCAAACAACCCAGCACCTTGCAACTGAGCTTGTTGCTGTAACGCTGCCAACTGCTGTGCAGGCTGAGTAGCTGCCATAAGCTGTTGCTGTGGCAAGTAACCTGCACCAAGGAACTGTTGCCCTAATGCTGCTTGTTGCATTTGTTCTGCTTGAGCTTGCTGCATAGCCCCTAGCATAGCTCTGTTACGTGCTTCTTCTTGCGCTGTAGCCATAGCTAACATCTCAGGAGTAGCGCCGCCGTAAGCAGCAGAACTAACACCAAGTCTACCTTGCCCTGCTAAACGCTCTTCAAGCGCAAGACGTTGTCGTTCTTCTTCAGGACGTTGTGCTCTACGCATACGCTCAAAGATAGCCTGCTCACGTGCTTCTCTAGGCTGTACTGCTTGACCAAAGAAACCACCAGCACCTCCTAACAGTTGATTCTGCAAAGCAACTTCTTGTGGAGACAACCCCATAGTAGTTTCAATACCACCTTCAGGCGTTACCTGAGTACCCATGCCAGCACCAGTAGCAGTAGTCACAGTAAATGGTCTAAACTGTGTCTGCTCCATTTGTTGTGCAGCAAGAGCTTCAGCACCTGTTCTTGCCTCTCGTCCTATATCACTAAGACGCCCGTATGCTTCACCTGTTAATAATCCACCGACAACACCCGGAAGAAGCACGTCTGGTTGAGAAAGGAAAGACCCTAAGCCACTTAACATTTCTGTAAAAGCGTTACCAGAACTTTCCTCTGCTGTTGGTGGTTGTACTGTTGGAAAAGGTCCCATGTCTTACTCCCGTTAAAGTAGCTTTCCTATCAAAGCCATTACGTTAATCTCCTGTAGTGACAAAGCAAAGCCGTTTATTTCTGACTCTAGCCCTACTTGCACACTTGTTCCATATCCTGTTGTATTAAGTACTCTTGCATTGGTCAACTGACCTGCTGTAAACTCTACGGTGGTGTACTCACTCTCACCATAAAAACCAGTAATCTGGTTACCTACTGTAAACTCTGCAGTAGCATACGTTGTTTCAAAGTCGTAAGCCCACTTAAGAAACACTGTTGCGTTGTTTGCACCAACAAGAGTAGGCTTTAACTTCTTTAAAATCTTAACTCTAGAGCTATCGCCAAATGTCAAGCTTGGGCTGTAGTATTTAAATCTATAGCCAGTACCGTTGTCACTGTAACCTGTGTACGTGCTGATACCGTTGCTGGTACCAATGTACAACGTACCGTTTTCTAATCGTGTAAATGATGTAAACTTAGTAGAAGGCCAACGAGTAACGCGGTATGATCCATTCTCTAATGTACTACGCACGTCAAAACAATAAGTAACATCCTGACCAGTAAAGGTTATCAGGTAGAAACCTTCCTCAGGGCTGTACACAGTTCTAAAAAACTCTGTCTCATTCTGTAGTGCAGCAATGATGTCCTTAGTAATGTTGCCGGACAAGCTGCTGATAGGCATTGACTTTTCTTGTATTGTTCTACCAAAGCTTTTGAGTCCTGTGTGCGACAAGAACAACACGTCTGTACCAGTGTACTGCACAGTGTCCCTGTTGACGCAACCAATGCCTGCTACGGTATCTGACAAAGTCATAGAGGCAGGAGAAGTAGCGCCGTCGTACACAATGATGCTGTGCTTACCAAAGATAATTAACAGGCCGTTGTGTGCTGCTAAAGCTACAATCTCGTCGTAACCGTCAGGCCACACCTTAGATACATCAATGTTGCCACTAGATCCACCTGACCATGCAACACCGTCTAACAGATCAGACCAATAAATGGTAGACTTGTTAGTGCTAAAGTCTGCAGTCCACAAACGTCCATACGCCGCTAACACCTCATGGCCGTACATAGTACTAGCAACACCAGTAGCGTGGGCGTGTGTTGACATTTTCTCTACAACACCAGCATGATTAGAATAAACTAAAGGCTCGTAACCACGTTGAAAGAAAAACAAGTGGTCGTTAAAGTTTACAATCTTCCAATCGTTAGCACTGATTGTGTAACTGCCGGGAGTCTCGTCTGCCAACGTAGTTGTGCCACTCATAATCTTGTTGTTGCCAACAGAGAATATCTTGGTGTTTCCTGCGTTGTCCTTGTACTCTTTGATAGCCCGTAACGAGTCAGTGCCCAGTACAGTCTTGTTTGTTGTTACAACAGTGTGGCCCTTACGTGCAGCAATACGACCACGTTTGTCAATCACAGCGTTGTCTGCAATCTCTGCAAACGACGGGTCTTGAGCCAACGGCGAGTCTTCGGTGTTAACACCTTTAAACGCTGGAGCTACAAGATTGATACTTTGCAGTTGTTGAGCCATATCAAATAGTCCTAAATACCATCTCTTCAGGGTGCTTTGCTGCGTCTATAGCAATAGCGTCAGACAAAAACTTATCAGCAATCTGGAAGTACTCAGCAACAGAAGTACCGCCAGTTTCACCGCGCTCTCGTGCAAGCAACGCTACAGCAAGGTGAACAACAGGCATTGCAGGAACAAGCAACGAATCATCATTAGCTGAAAGATCTGCTTGTCTTTTTACGACATCAAACCTCAAGCTGTACACAGCATCAGGAGTTGGTCCTACAAGAACTTCTGTATCACCGCTAGAGTCTAGACCGTTGTACGTGTAGTACCGTGGTGCGCCTTCTGCAGCATCAGCCAAATACAGCTGCTCATTAAACCAGTCCTTAGTCTGATAACCCATAAAACAATTTTCAGTGTCGTTAAGTACTGACATTACTTTTACGTTGTCACTACCACCAGTAAGTGAGTAGCTGTTGTCTGATGCAGTAGTACTAATAACAATAGTATCTCGCAAGGCAGACCAATCAGAGGCTTCTTCTACCATTTTCTTTGCATCATTAATAAAATCACCTACCATCTTAACGTAGGTAGTACTAGTAACCGATGTCGTTTCTTCTTCTCGTAATCGACGTAGTACGTTATTCATTAGGTTAAGGTACGTCATACCAACATTCCTCGTCTGCGTGTCCGCATTAATAATTTTTGTGCTTCTTCGTTGTAATCTAAAGCTGGCGTTTTAATAGCAAGCGGTACTGCTTCTCTAGGGCGGTACGTAATACCTTTTGTAAACTCTTTATAAGGCGCTCTAGCAGGCGCAGCTGCTCCACCAAACATACCACCACCAGCTAACATAGTTAGTAAGTTACCAGTAGTGATTTGCTCTTGCAGTGCTTGTTGCTCTTCACCGTACATTCTTTCAAAGTCAGCTTGACGTGTTAGTATTTCTTCACGTTCTTCTTCTGCCAAGCCCAACCGTGTAGTAACACTGTCTCTAAACTGGCCAAACGCTTCAGCTTGACTAATCTGTCCTTCTTGTAGACCAATTAAGTTTACATTGAACTCTTCTTGCAGATCAGCAAGAGACAATCCTAGCTCAGCAAAGCGTTGTTGACTGTCTGCACTAAGTGCTTCTACCTGACCACCAACACTAATTATTTCTTGAGCTAGTGCTAGTCGGTCTTGCTGTGCTTGACCAAACTGTTCTGTTGTGTACTGCTGGTAAGCGTCAAATGCTTCTTGTTGTGTTATTTGCCCTTGACGTAACGCTTCAATGTTTACGTTAGTACCAGCAAACAGTTCTTCTATGCTCTGGTCCTGCTGTTGGAACCGTAGCATCATGTCGTCACTAAGCTGAGTTACGTCACCACCGACAGCTATGATTGCCTGTTGTAGCTCTTGACGCTCTTCCTGTGCCGTAGTAAACTGCTGGCCTATAGACGTACGCAGTTGATCTAGTGCTTCCTGCTGCGTTATCTGTCCTGCCTGTAGTGCTTCAATGTCAACACCTACGCCAGCAAATAGATCAGAAATAGTGCCACCAAAGTCTGCAAACATCTGTTGCATGTCAGCACTTAGCTGTGTAATGTCACCGTTAGCAGCAATAATAGCTTGCTGTAGTTGTTGACGCTCGTCCGCAGCCAACGCGAACTGTTCTGAAGTAAACGCTTCAAACTCATCAAAGCGTCCTGCTACGTCTTCTTGCAGAGAAATAATGTCAGTGCCTAGCATTTCTAGTTCAGCACTGAGTCCACCTTCTACTGCTGCAAGAGACTGAATTAAAGAAGCCTCAAGACCTGTAATACTAGCTAGGAACTCTGCTTCTTGATCGCTAAACTGTGTAGCAATACCGTTGATAGCGTCATCAAAACGCTGGTTAAGATCATCAAAGCCAGCCTGTACGTCAGCAGAAGTAGCAAAACCAAAGCTGTCTACAATACTTCTAACGTCGTCTCCAGATAAACCTTCGGGAAACTCAATGTTAGCGATAGCTTCATTAACTACATCGCCTACGTCTTCAAGAGAAATACCCTCAGGTATACCGTCAATAGCCTCTTGAATTAACTGTCGTACTTCTTCTGCAGTTGCGCCTTCAGGTATAACAATGTTAGAAACAGCGTTGTCAACTATTTCTCGTACTTGCTCAGGCGTAGCATATCCAGCCTCTGCCAAGGCTTGTAACATACGATCTTCTGTAACAAACCCTGAGTTAGCCAGTGCGTTAGTAATGTCGTCTGGAGTAGCATAACCTGCTTCTGCTAACGCTTGTATTACCTGCTCCGGTGTAGCAAAGCCAGCACCTTCAATAGCCTGTTGTACTTGCTCTGGTGTAGCAACACCAGCCAACGCTTCTGTCAACTGCTCTTGTGTCAGATAACCTGCATCGGCTAACTCCTGACGTATACGGTCAAAGTTCTGCTCTGACAGTGTAACGCCGTTGACTTCAAAGTACTCAGCAATGTCCTCCATTGTGGGCATTGCATCAAAGTCAGGCAGTGTCTCAACAAAGTTCTGTATGATCTGATTGATCTGCTCTTGCTGACCCGTAAACTCTTCGTCTAGTTGTGCCAAGAAGTCAGCAAACAAACCTTCAATTACTGACGTGTCTGTAGGATCAGGCTCAGGTTCGTCTGTAGGTGGCTCTGGTTCAGGTTCTGGTTGATCTGTAGGTGGTTCTTCTACAGGTGGCTCTGGTTCTGGCTCAGGCTCTGCAGGCGGCTCTACAGGAGGTTCTTCGTCACCCGGTAAGTCATCTTTATCAGGGTCTTCAATTGT